ACGAGTGGGTAAATGATAGCCACACAAAAGCAGAGCATATAGGTGTCTGTAAAGGTTTAGATATGTTAGTTAAACACTTTGAAGAACTACAGGAGAATGTATCATGAGTGTAGAACGTGACCAATTAGCACAGAAGTTAATAGATGCACATCATTTAGATAAGCAGATAGAATCAAATGGTGTACTAAAAGCATTTAAAGATGGTGTAACAGATGCTATGTTACATGGCACAAAAGATGAGAAACAAGAAAGCTATTACTATAAACAAGGCTATGACTTTGGTATAGATTTATTTTGTAAACAAGAGGAGTGGACACATGAATAATGAAGAAATAATATGGTTTATACTTGGTATGTGTTGCATGGCATTCATACTAGGATTTATGGGAGTGGGATTATGAATAGATTTATTATAGAAGATACACCAAGCAAGATTGCATCATCTCTATGTGACCAACACGTAGTCAAGATGCCACTAGAAGAGACACAGATGCTATGTACTGCATTGTGGCATCATGCACCTAGTTACGCAGAAGAAAAAGATTTGTATAAACCTGTACATCAGAAACATCCTTGCACCTTATGGGCAATGGAAAACAAGAGTAACTTTACTTTTGCATTTTGTTTGTTAGGTTGTATGTTAAAAGAATATACTGCAAGATACAACAAGTATCATGGTGTAACTAAACACTTTTCATCCTTGTGGGATGGTAGAATGTATCTACCTGATGGTAAGATGACTGCACATCCACAATGTTTTAGTGGTCATGATGACTTAAAAACAGATGAGTTCATGCCCATAGAAGCATACAGAAAGTTTTATATTGTTGACAAATCTAAGTTCGCAAGATACAACTATACAGAGAAACCGAAATGGTTTTTAAATTAAAAAAGATTAATCCAATAGCAAGGATAATTGCTTATACAAGGAAGAGAAAGCAAGTCGTACCACCCAAGAAAGGGAAAGGTTCTTATAATAGAAAGAATAAAAATAAAAGTATTGACACTTACTCTTAATTGTAGTACAAGCAATTATCACTTACCCAACTGCCACGAGTTGTGGCACATTTTAGAAAGGAGCATAACTATGCCATTAGACGCACAAATAAACGAACTATTTAACTTAGAGGGAACTGCATTAGACTTCAAGGTTAAGTACGAAGACACCAAATTTGCAGGTAAAAGATACGTGAGAAACTCTGTAACAGGAGATTATCTAGGTATCGTTGGAGACAAGTTCAAGTCTATCAACCACATTGATTACTTCAATGGTATCAAACAGGTTATACAAGAGAACAGGTTACCCCAACATCTTGACGATGCAAAGGTAAAAATATCAACTGCACGTAACTCTGCATTTGCTTTGATAGATATCACGTTACCAAATGTACAACATAAGATAACGACAAGTAAGCATCAGACCACAATTAGTGAAAGGATTATTGCCTTACATGGTATTGATGGTTCATGTTCTAACCAAGTGTACTTTGGTGCTATTGATATGTTCTGCACCAATGGACAGATAGGTGGAGAGTATGATTCTATCAAGAGAAAGAATACGAGTGGTCTTAGACGTTCTGTACTGCTTAACGAAGTACGTGAGGCAAAGAGTAACTTTGATAAACGTGCTAAACTTATGCAAGAGTGGGCGAACATACCTCTCAATGTAGATGGTAAAACTTTCATGGCTAGTATTATCAAGTCAGAGAACCTTGCCAAAAAGATGTACGAGTTAGCTTGTCAAGAGATTAGCAAGAGAGGTAAGAATGTATTTGCTTTATATTCTGCTTTCACTAACTATGCATCTTATGCAGACGAGAGAAATGGTTTCAACATACGTAACACAGGCTTTGATACAAAAGCAGAGACCATGTGGAGAAGAGAGCAAGAAGTTGCTAAGTGGGTTTCTTCACCTCAGTTCAAGCAACTACTGGTAGCATAATGAAAGTAGATAGTTTACTCAAGGAATACTATTTATCCTTTGAATACAATAACTTACGAGAAGAAACTAAAGCACAGTATAAATACTTCTTAGGCATAGTTTGTTCAACAAGTGTGGTTGATGGTAAAAAGTTAGGCAGTTATAAACTGTCTAGCTTGACCACAAAACTTGCCAAGTTAGCATATAACAAATGGTGTGATAGAGGAGTATCCTTTGCTAATCATCTTATGTCTGTCATCCGAGTGTTGCTTAATTACGGAATCAACATGGAGCATTGTGTTATGAATCCATTTAGTAATATCAAGAAGCGTGTCGTTTCACATAGAAAAGTAGTTTGGACACGAGAAGACGTTATCAGGTTTCTTGATACTGCATACTCTGATTTCAAGACTAGAAGTCTAGGATTGATAGCACAGATGGCATACGAATGGTGTCAACGTATTGGAGACATGAGATTGCTTGAGTGGTCTAACCTAGATTTAGATGAAAAACGTATGCAAATAGAACAGTCTAAGCGAAGAGCAGAAGTATTTCTACCCATATCAGATGAGTTACATGAAATGTTAGTACAACAAAAGAATGATTATGGGTTTCAGAAGTATGTAGCACCTCGCCCAAGACCGATTAGAGGCTCATACAAGCCTTATTCGCTTACTAAACTACCAATCATAGCTAGGAAAGTTATGACCTCTGCAGGTCTCTCTAATGAGTTACGATTAAGTGATTTACGTAGGACAGGTACAGTTGAAATGGTAGACGCAGGAGTTTCTATGGGCAATATCATGTCTGTTACAGGGCATGCCAACCCACAATCTGTTAAACCATACATGAAAAATACTTTTCAAAGTGCTAATCTTGCATTAAATAAAAGAAAAAATTTGACAGAATTAAAAAACTGTGGTAAAAGCATACCATATGCCAACAAGAGGATGTAATACATAATATATGATTAATATACATGAATATGTTAAACAATTAAATGTAGAGAATGGTACGACACAAAGAATGAATTGTCCTCTTTGTAAGTCATACAAAACATTCTCTGTAACAAACAATATGGGTTCTTTACTTTGGAATTGTTACAAAGCATCTTGTGAGATTAAAGGTAAAAGTCGTGTACATTTATCTGCAGAAGATATACGTAACATTAAGATGCCAAAAGATGTGGCATCCTTTGAGTTACCTGAGTATGTCGTTCCACACAAACACAAGATACAAGAATGGTGTGACACGTGGAAGTTAGACATTACTGCTTTGGACTTATTGTATGATGTAAAGGAACATAGAGTTGTCTTTCCTGTGAAAGATAATGGCAGAATTGTTGATGCTACAGGAAGAGCAATTTCAAATAAATTTCCTAAATGGAAAAGATATGGAAATTCGGACTTGCCTTTTTCTTTTGGCTATGGTAGTATCGCAATCGTGGTTGAGGATTGCATCAGTGCAGGAGTGATTGGTAGTGATGTATATGTTGGGGTAGCTGTGTTGGGTACATCATTATTAGATTCTCACAAGACATTCCTGTCGCAATTCTCAACTGCAATAATAGCACTTGACCCTGACGCACTACCCAAGTCTTTTGCTTTTGCTAAAGAACTACGTTCACATGTCAAGGATGTAAAAATAATAAAACTTCATGACGATTTGAAGTACAGGAAGAAAGAAGATATAAATAATTTGAAACTATTAACCCCAAAGGAGACACAGTTATGGAACTAGCATTACTAAGAAGTTTGATGGAGAAATCATTTTATGATGACCATCGTGGAGCAAAATGTCCTGATAGACTATTTGCCAAAGACAATAGAAAGATTAAGCAGTCTATTGATAAAGCGATGAGCACTTACGAAAGGAGTGTTACACCTGATGAGATTGAGGCATTGTTTATGTCTAACAATCCCACACTTACGACTGCACAGAAACAAGCCTACTCTAGTTTGTTTAGACAGATTAGAATGGAACAACCTTTAGGAGAAGACATTGCACAAGAAGTATTATCAAAACTATTTCAACAAGTTGTGGGTGAGGACATTGCCAATATTGGCTTTGATTATGTTAATGGTTCTCATTCCTCTCTAGAACCTATTCGTCAGATACTTGAACAGTATGGGGATGACTTTACACCTAATCTAAATGTAGAATGGGATGACATTGAGATTGACACCTTGTTAGCTAAGAATGATTTAGAAGCACGTTGGACATTCAATGTGCCAACTTTAACAAGACAAGTTGATGGTATTAACTCAGGTCACTTGATAGAGATTGGTGCTAGACCAAACACAGGTAAAACTAGCTTTCATGCAAGTTTGTTAGCAGGTCCTGATGGTTTAGCACAACAAGGTGCATCCTGTATTATTCTTTGTAATGAAGAGGGTAGTCACAGAGTTGGTGCAAGATATTTGACTGCATCTACAGGTATGACAATGCGTGAGATAAAGCAGAATCCTAGTCGTGCTAGAGATTTGTATGCACCTATCAAAGACAACATTAAGATTAAAGATGCAACAGGTCGTGATATGTCTTGGGTAGAAAGTGTATGTAAATCATATAAGCCTGATATCATTGTGCTTGACATGGGAGATAAGTTTGCACGTACAGGTGGCTTTGCACGTACTGATGAAGCATTGAAAGCTAATGCAGTTCATGCTCGTATGATTGCTAAAGAACACAAGTGTGCAGTCTTTTACATGTCACAGTTATCTGCAGATGCAGAGGGCAAAGTATTGCTTAATCAGTCAATGATGGAAGGTAGTAGAACAGGTAAAGCAGCAGAAGCAGACTTGATGATATTGATTGCAAAGAATCCACCACAACAAGGAGCAGACGAAGAAGACTTGCAGAGACATCTTAATGTAGTTAAAAATAAACTTACAGGATGGCATGGTGTTGTTCATTGTAATCTTAATTATCAGGTGGGTAGATACGAAGTATGAGTCAGTTTAATTTATTTAAAGAACTTCCTCAAAAGGAAGACCCTTTTGTTGATGGGGTTGTTTGTATCAAGTGTGGTATCAGACAACCTATAACACACTACTCTGTTATGAAAGCAGGAGAGATAAAGAGAACCTGTAGGTCATGTAGAAAGGGACACAAAGAAGTCTTAAATAAATTAAGAAAAGAAAATGCTTATCCTGATAAAGATTATGCATGTGCTATCTGTTACAAAACTTTAGAAGAGTTAGGTAAGCATGGACAAACTAGACTACAAAATTGGGTGCTTGACCATTGCCATGATACTAATACTTTTAGAGGTTGGGTGTGTCATAAATGCAACACAGGTTTAGGTGGATTTAGAGATGACTTGACAATTATAGAAAGAGCAGTTATATACTTAAAGAAACATAAGGAAATAATAAATGAAACTAACGATTGACGTAGAAAATACAGTAACTAAAAGAGATGGCAAGATGCACCTTGACCCATTTGAGCCTACAAATAAATTAGTAATGATAGGTATGTTAGATGATAAAGGTAATCAATATCTCTACAATATGGATAATGAAGTATTTGGTATTCAAGACATGCTAGACAAAGCTACAATACTCATAGGACACAATATTGGATATGATTTAATGTGGCTATGGGAGTGTGGTTTTAAATATGATGGTGCAGTCTTTGACACTATGTTAGCAGAGTACATAATACAAAAAGGTATTAAACAACCTCTATCTCTTGAAGCATGTGCAGAGAGATATGAGTTGGACACTAAGAAGCAAGATACATTGAAAAGATATTTTGCAGAGGGTAAAGGTGTAGATGATATACCAAGAGCAGAGTTAGCAGACTATTTATCTGCAGACTTGAAAGCAACACAAGAGTTGTCAGACAGACTATATGCTAAATTAAATAGTACAGAGTGTGGTAGTCTCATGGAATCTGTTATCCTCACAAATAAAGTATGTGTAACACTTGCTCGTATTTACAAGAATGGATTCAAGGTTGATAAATCTAAACTAAACGAAGTGAGAACAGAGTTTGAGAAAGAAAAGATGGACATTGAAAAAAGATTAAAGAAACAAGTGTATGAACTTATGGGTGATACACCTATTAATCTCAACAGTCCTGAACAAATGTCTTGGGTTATCTATAGTAGAAAACCTAAAGATAAGTCTTTGTGGGCAAATAATTTTTCACCTTACATGGAAAAGGATGAGTACCAAGATTTAGTACATCAACACTCTGACATTGTTTATAAAACAGATGCAGTCAAATGTCGTGATTGCAATGGAGAGGGATACTACAGAAAGACAAAGAAAGATGGCACACCTTTTGCTAAACCTAGTAGATGTTCTACCTGTAATACACAAGGATATTTGTTTATACCTAACAAAAAGATTGCAGGACTAAGGTTCTCTGCACCTACTGCTAAATGGGTAAGTGCAAATGGATTTACAATAAATAAAGTATATCTTGATACACTTAGAACTGTAGCTAGAAGAAATGAAATGACAGACGCATTAAACTTTCTAACAGACTTACAAAGGTTGTCTGCATTAGATACTTATTTATCATCCTTTGTTGATGGTATTAATACTTATGTAAAAGAGGATGGCATGTTACATGTCAGACTACTACAACATAGAACTGCAACAGGCAGATTTAGTGGAGCAGACCCTAATATGCAGAACATGCCTAGAGGTGGTACGTTTCCTGTAAAGAAAGTATTTGTTTCACGTTGGAAAGGTGGCAAGATTCTAGAAGCAGACTTTGCACAGTTAGAGTTTAGAACTGCAGCCTATTTATCACAAGATGAGGTAGCTATTGATGAAGTTAAGACAGGCTTTGACGTTCACTCTTATACGGCTTCAGTTATTTCAGCTTCGGGTCAGAGTACAACTAGACAAGAAGCTAAAGCACATACCTTTGCTCCGTTATATGGTGCGACTGGGTTTGGCAGAACGGAAGCAGAAGCAAGTTACTACCAAGCGTTCACGAAAAAGTACAAAGGCATCGCACTTTGGCATTCCAGATTGGCTAAAGAAGCTCTAGAAAAAGGTAGTATAACAACACCATCAGGTAGACAATTTGCTTTTCCTGATGTAGAAAGAAGAAGAAGTGGTGCAGTATCACACTTTACACAGATAAAAAACTATCCTGTGCAGAGTTTTGCAACTGCAGATATTGTTCCATTAATTCTTATCCACATAGAAGAGAGACTGAAGTTGTTACAGTCTTGTATTGTTAACACAGTACATGATTCTATTGTAATAGATGTTCATCCTGATGAGATAAACAAGGTTGTGTTTATTCTTAAAACTATTAATCAGGACATAACCAATATTGTGAATACACAGTTTGGTATTGATTTTAATGTTCCTCTTTTGTTAGAGTCAAAAATAGGTGATAATTGGCTTGACACAAAAGACATTGCATGATATAACTAATAATCTTTTGAAAGGAGTAAATACTAATGAATGAAGTAGTAACAATAAATACTGAAAGTTATGCCTCTATGGCAAAGGCAATGGGTTTGCCTGTCAGTGGTGGAGAAAGAAAAATTAATGTTCTCAATCGCTTGAAGATGCAAAATAAGCCTATACTAGGAGAGGAAAACGTTTTAGTAAAAGCAGGGAGTATTATGCTTGAAAAGGTAGGAGATGTTAATGTACATTACTTCTCTACTAAAGCAAAATTCAGACCCTTTTTACAAAGGTTTATGTACAAAAGATACTTTCCAGACATTAATAAGTATTCTAATACTATTATGGCAGATAATCTAAATATAGATTTGAAAGATGACTTTGGTACATTTAACTGTGGTAAACCTGCAGGTTTTGTCAAAGACTTCCAAGCATTACCTGAATCAGTAAAAACCACTATCAAAGAGGTGAAGAGACACAGGGTTGTCTTTGGTACTTTGGAGTTAGAGAAACCTGTAAAACTAATAGATGGCAAGGAAGTGCAAGAAGAATTACCTGCATTCCCTGTTTTATGGGAGATAAAAGCTACATCAATCTATAAAGATGTTGGGGATATATTCTCTAAGTTCTCACGAATGGAGAGATTACCTTTACAACATGAGATTGTATTAGATGGTTCTGAAGTCTATTTCACTAGTGCAACAGGAGAGAAGTATTACAAACCTACGTTAAAGGTTGACTATACTAATAAGCTAGAGATATCTGAGGAAGACCATAAGACATTTGGTGATTTCTTAGATTGGGTCAAAGCTCACAATGATAACATTCTTAGAAAGTGGGATGATAGTGTTGCACAGAAACAGGATGAAGTCTCTGAAGATGAGATAAAAACTGTTGAACAGTTTATAGATGTTGAACTAGAAGATGACTCCAAATCTTAGTCACGCAGTTGAACTGTTACTGCATAAGTATCTAGACGATGCCTCTAATGGTAAGTCTACAATATCTGATGAAACCATAGACCAAGTTTGTGGAGACATCAAAGATGCTATGCAGAAACAGTTTGGCAAAAAGAGAGACAAAAAGTTTAGACTGAGAATGTCTAATATAGGCAGACCCACCTGCCAACTGTGGTTTGAAAAGAATCATCCTGAGAAGGCATTACCAAGAGGTAATAACTTCGTAATGAACATGTTGCTTGGAGACATTGTGGAAGCAATTTTCAAGGGGTTGCTCAAAGAAGCAGGTGCTAAGTATGAGAACTCTGCGAATGTAGGCTTGAATGTTTCTGACACAGTTGTGACAGGTACATATGATATTGTTATCAATGACTCTGTGGATGATATCAAATCTGCATCTGATTGGTCTTATAAATACAAGTTTGAATCATTTGATTCTTTGAAGAATGGTGATAGCTTTGGTTATATAGGACAGTTAGCAGGATATGCTAAAGCATCAGGTAAGAAAGCAGGTGGTTGGTGGGTTGTCAATAAAGCAAATGGTAAGTTTAAATATGTATCTGCAGATGGTATTGACATTAGTGAAGAATTAACTAAGATAAAAAATACTGTTGATACTGTAAACAATAATGTATTTAAACGTTGCTTTGAACCTGAACCTGAAGTATTCAGAGGAAAGGAAACAGGTAATTTAGTTCTGAATAAGAACTGTACGTTTTGTAGTTTTAGACAATCGTGTTGGGAAAGTTTACAAGAGTTACCTGCACAAATGTCTCAAGCAAAAGAACCTAAGATGGTTCAATATGTTAAACTGAAAGGAGCAAAATAATGTCAGAGAAAAAACTTGAAGAGCTACAAGCTAACATTGAAAATATGGAAAAAGAGTTAGCCGAAGCTAAAAAAGCCTATCGTGAAATGAGAACGAAAGGTTTAAAGGATGCTATGGAAGCTAAGAAATTAGCAGACGAAGCAGTTAAGGAAGAGCTAAAAGCATTGGGTTATACCTATAATACTAGCTCTTCTTATAAAGAATGGAGTCCATTTACAGGTTGGAGAACTTTCCTGTAGATGTCTCCTCATAAAGCATATCGTAATGCTTTGAAGCATGGGTATAGGAGTGGATTAGAGCATAAGTTATCTATCTATCTAAAAGAACATAAGTTCAATTTCTCCTATGAAGCCATAAAGATAGAATGGGAAGACTTATCTTATCGCACCTATACCCCTGACTTTATTTTAGATAACGGAATAATAATAGAAACAAAAGGAAGATTTCTAGCCTCTGATAGAAGAAAACATTTGGCTATTAAAAAACAACATCCTAAATTAGATATTAGGTTTGTGTTTACAAATAGCAAAGTAAAGTTGTACAAAGGTGCAAAGTCTACTTATGCACAATGGTGTTGGAAGTATGATTTTAGATATTGTGACAGAATAATACCTGAAGAGTGGTTAAAAGAAAAAGGAAAGAATAAACATCCTGCATTCATAAAGTTTGTGGGCAAAAAAGTAAGGAGATAAATATGAAAACATTTAATAATAGAGGCAATCATTTTTTTATAGAGGTTATTCCTGATATAAATAAAAATGGAGAATGGCAAGGACAGTATCAGTTAGCTATCCAAGCAAGAAGATTAAACATAGATGATGATGGCTTTTTTGGATTAGAACAAGTATGTCAGATGGCATGTGCATCATTAGCTTTGATGGAAGATGACCCATCTTATAGAAAGAAAGTATATGATTATCTACATTCACCTGATGATAGTAGTGAAGTAAATGGTAAAGCTAAGAAAACTATTGACAAAATTAAGGATAATGTTATAACTGTAAACTTCAAGGATATACATTAATGGGAATGTATAGAGAGTCACTTAGAAAGCATTACAGAGAGGTAGGTAATATAATGAGAAAACAAGCACAAGAACAATCAGACCATAAACAAACTATGGACATGGTTAATAATCCACCACACTATAATAAGTCAGGTATAGAAACTATTGATGCAATCAGAGCTATGACAGACACAGGTTATGAATATTACTTACAAGGAAATATTATGAAGTACCTATGGAGATACAGGTACAAGAATGGTGTAGAAGATTTAAAGAAAGCACAATGGTATCTCAATGAGTTAATTGATGAGTTAGAAGATGGCGATAAAACTTAAAGTTATGTTATCTCTTCATGTAGACCCTGAAGAGTATCCTGTACCTTCTGATAATAATTTAGATGAAGAAATGCAAGACTACATAACCGACCTTATACATGAAATAGATGGGGTATCTGTTAAAAACATAAGAATATTACAAGAGAGGAAAGACAATGAATAACTATTTACCAACTGATTATCAGAACTTTATTGCTCTGTCTCGCTATGCAAGATGGAAAGATGACGAGCAAAGAAGAGAAACATGGAATGAAACTGTAGAAAGATATTTTGATTATATGAGTAATCATTTGAATCAAAAGCATGGTTACACTTTAACTAAAGCTCTTAGAGAAAAACTA